TACTTTCTTGGACAGGACGTGTCAATAGTCCGGTCTAGGAGAGCATTTCCTGACACACGGCGCTACGCTGAAGAGCTGATTTCCTTAGTTTCTTTTCGCAACCAGCTTTGCGAGCATGGTTGGTTGGAAACTGTGGAACTGCTGGATACGGAAATCCTTCGCCTTTTGGGCGGTCGGTTTCCATATGTGTCTAGCAACTCGTCGCTTTTGGGACGTGTGGGGTTGGAACCTCCGGAAATTCATCGGATGTCTCCAACGTTGCATAGACCTGAAGTGAGGGGGTATTCTGTTGATGTGAGAATTCCGCGCTCACCTCTCAGCGGTGTACCAGCTCTCCTGAAGTGTCTTATGCATCCGGGGATCTCTCGGGTGCAGACGGATCACTTAAGGCGTAGTGGACGACCACGAGCCGTCGGCTTAAAGCTCGTGTGGGCGCCAGTAACATAGACAAGTTACTGACGTGCTGGGAGTGGTGACCCCAGCAGAGGAGATGAAATCATCGCCTCCCGCCCGGTAATCAGCCGGGTCGTTACGTGCTTTCCGGTTTATCCGGTTGCCGTAGCAGAGGGGATGCATTTCGCAGTGCATCTCCTCCACCTGGAGGCGGGGAGCCTCTTCAGGCTCCCCGCTGGTGCTGCCAAGCACCCAACTTGATGAAGGTTGAGAGTTTACTCTCGATCTGAGTTGAGATGTCCCCGAACGGTTGGTTGTGGTCCTATGCCCATAACGTATGGCTCTTCACTAGAAGAGTTCACGAATTCCAAACATCGCATTGGAGTTCCTCAGCAGGCCGATTTGGACCTGCAGTCGATGAGTAATACCATCGATGAGAAATTCCGTGCGTATGGGAAGAATTCGTGCCATTACGTTAACCGGCTCTTTGATATAAAGAGCGGGTTCGTGTACCAGAACTTTGAGGGGATTGCGGAATCCTCTGCGGGTTATGAGTACATGTGGGGATACAACCATCCAGCTTGGAGGAGGCTTCACAACCTTCTCCCTGGAATCGACATTGGTGGTCCGTGGATAAAATACGATATTAATATCGTTAACCTCGGACAGGAGATGAAAGCCTACTTTCAAGTGTCAGGCAATGCCTGGCAAATTTATAGTGGGCTTTTGTGCGCTTCGCAAGAGGTGGCAACTTTAGCTGCACATACTCAAGCGGAGGCTTTGTCCAATAATCTGATTTGGATTAGAGGACTTACTCCAGTTCTACTAAACGCTGATGTCATGAACGCCTTAGGCGCGACTGCCATCAGTAGAGTAGAACCCACCAACCCGGCTTCTGATTTATCGACCGCTCTTGGCGAACTGTACCGTGACGGGCTTCCATCACTGCCTGGTAGGCAGGATGGTAATCTCGGCTCGGAGTACCTGAATATGCAGTTTGGATGGGCTCCGACCATTTCTGATGGTTCGGATTTCATCAACAGCATCAGGAACTTTGATTCTATTAAGGATCAATACGTTCGCGATAGTGGACGATTAGTCAGACGGACGTATGACTTCGGTATAACGGAGACATCATCCGTGTCTACTGCCTCCAATCAGGCCCCAATCTCATTATCTGGGATAGGGCCAACGGGACAGCAGATGCAAACCGGGACGTTGACAACTACCGTGAGAACGGTAACGCATAGGTGGTTTAGTGGTGCGTTTACGTACTACCTACCCGCTGACGCGTTCTTACGCAATATTCAGATCTTGGATAAGGCCTATGGCATTAATCCAGGACTAGATACTGCGTGGGAGTTGACACCGTGGTCGTGGCTCTTTGATTGGTTCTCTAATGCAGGAGACGTCATTCATAA